TCGCAGCTCCACTTGCGCAAGCTTCCGGATATTTTAAAGGGGAGTATTGCCATATGAAGCCTGTTTCATCGATTACTTTGACAGACAAGCATGTTGGAGATGTTTTTGTTTCTCGACCTATCATGTACAAGGACAAATCCCATAAGCCTGGTGACTGTGGCTTGCCGTTCCTTTCTGAATATGGAAATGGAAGTTACGCGGTTACTGGCATTCACGTGGGTGGTTCGAATACAGATCATGGTTTTGCTACTGTTGTTACAAAGGAGGATCTTGAGAAGGCTCTTATAGCTTTCAAGACTCCGTACCTCCCGTTGAATTCATTTAATGGGTTAGGGGTTGTTACTCAGAGTATGAATATGCCTATGAGGAAAAGTCCGTGGCGGTACGAGCACCTCCCCCATATTGATTATTATGGTCATGACGGTTCTACGGTGTTTATTAACCAAAGTTCCGACTTGAAGCATAGTGTTATGTGGAGAATGGTTGACGCGATTGTAGAGAATTACTGTGACGCGAAGATTGAGGAAGATTATGGCAGGCCTCCGATGAAGCCATTCGTGACGAGAGACGGAGTGTATGTTTCGCCGTACAATATCGCCTTGAATAAGATGAACAATACGCCACCTACCCTGGATAAGAAGGTTATGAGTGTGGTTATTGATCGGTTTGTCGAGTTTATCCTTGAAGGATTGGGTGACATTTCTATAGCCCCAATTACCATGGAATGTGCGATTAACGGCGTACGTAATGACGCGTTCATTTCGCGTGTTAACGTTGCCACGGCTGGTGGATATGGATTCCCCGGTGGTAAGCGTAAATACATGCCTTTGATGGAAGATGGATTCACGCGAGAAGCGAATGAGGACGTCACTCGAGAGGTTGTGAAGATATTGGATGCTTACACTAACAAAGAGTTGGCGTGCCCAATATTCACGGTTGCACTGAAGGATGAACCACGATTGATGGAGAAGGTTAAGAAAGGGAAGACGCGTTTGTTTTATATGTCTAACCTTGCCTATCTCATCGTATGCCGCATGTACTTAGGACCTTTCTACTCCCTTATGGTTGAGCATAGTGAGAAATTTTGTACTGCTGTTGGAATCAATATGCATACGCAAGGAGGTAAACTCTATAATCGTTTGCATGATTTTAGCCCTGTTGGAATAGAGGGCGACTATGGTGGTTTTGATATCAGTAATCCTTTCGGGGTAGCGAGAGCGGCTGCCACTGTTGTGTCACGAGTGTGTGAAGCCTTGGGATACAACAACTTTGCTATGGGAATGGTTAATGGAGCGCTATCTGATGCGATGTGGCCTTTCCTAGCGATGCATGGAGATATTTTCTCCAAACCCGGAATGCAGCCCTCTGGCAAATATGCCACGGCTGAAGACAATTCCCTCCGTGGAGTGATCATGCTTATGTATGCGTGGTACTCTAACGATGATCTGAAAGATGACGACTTCTTTGGTAGTGTGTTGCCTGTTACGTATGGCGACGATGTTATGGTTGCCGTTAAGGAAGACAAAATCGATATGTTTAATAATATTACATACCAGAAAGCGGTCATGGATCTCTATAATATGGAGTTCACGAGCGCCAGTAAGGATGCTATTATGCAGGAATCCCTGTACATTTACGATATGTCTTTCTTGAAACGCACCACTTACCGTGATTCGAGGTTCGATACTGTAATGACAAAGTTGTCACATGAGTCCATTGCGAAAGCGATGAAGTGGCGGCTCCCCTCAAGAACTATTAGTGAGGAGTCGCAAATGACTGCAACTGTTGCTTCTATGTTGTGGGAGCTGTTTTTCCACATAGAAAACGCAGATGACTTTGACAAGTGCAGATCAGATTTGATTGACCAGTTGGTTGATGCGTATAATGGAGAGTATGAGGACGAGTTGCCCAAGTACCAGTACATATATGATCACATTGAACCAGCTGTAGAACGATTCTCAGAGATTACCAGTGAGTCAGCCGCTAGCAGTGATGCGGTTGTTACTAGGCATGAGAGTTCGTTAAGGGAACGCTATTTAGCGATGGAGTTCGACCTGGCGCCCCAAAAGCCGTCGAAGCCACTGCCTACACACACAGTTAACACCGTACTGTGTGGAAGAACCCGAGGGTGTGCAAGTTTAATAGACTTAGAAGCAGAGCTTCAAAAAGAGTACGACGACCTCTCCAAAGTCGTTGACAGTTATGATTCTCTACGTGGAAAATCAGATAGAGCGCGCCGAGATTTTGTTCGTCGCGTTAGTACTGATGACGAGAAAGATGAAGTATTGATAGACAGCTTTCGCAGATTGTCTGATCTTAAAGTTACGCTTAATCTTGTCGAGTCGTTGCGTCTACGTACCGAGTCCGGTGAAATGGACGACGGAGGAATGGATCATGAGGTCAAGATGCAGAATGTTGCTGTGGATGAAGGTGAGCCTGACGATTATAGTGCTTTACCTAGATTCTACGGTCTGCAAACCGGTCAGGATGAGATTCTCGATTTGGATGAGTTTTTTGCACGTCCTGTTGAGATATCTGCTGGCCAATGGGTCGTTGGTTTCCCTTATACCAGCAAGTTGAATGTTTGGAACACATATTTCGCGAGACCTTCGGTGCGAGCTAAGTTGCGTAACTACGCTTTCTTTAATGCTACTCTTAATATTAGGGTTGTTATTTCCGGAATGAATTTTCATTACGGTAAGTTGTTAGTTTCGTACTTGCCCTGCTGGAGGCGGAACACGACGTGGAGTACTTATGGATCCGCGTCGGATACCGGTATTGGTCGTTTGATGAAGATCAATTACTTATCTCAACAGGAAGGTTCTAGAATAATGTGCGTCAGAGAGAATGCACCGGTTGAAATGGTTTTGCCTTATGTGGCGACTAAGCCGATGGCACGACTGTTTAATGATTCTCTCGTGGTTTCTGGAGCGACGAATTTCACTGATATAAATGAACTGGGTTCATTGAATTTGTATTCTATCAATGATTTGCAAGCCTCCACGGCTACTCCGAGTAATGCTTTTGTGCGTGTTTACGCGTATTTAACAAATGTCAGTCTTGGAGCGCCGACCGCTACACATATTGAGATCCTCACTGAGTCGGACGAGCGCAAGATCGGGCCAATTGAGAATGCTGCTACTTCAATGCTGAGCGTTAGCAAAGCTGCTGAATCTGTATCCTTCTTGGCGCCATATGCACGAGCTAGCTCGATGCTATTTGGCGGCTTGAAAGGAATTGCATCTCATATGGGCTGGTCGAAACCAGTCTTGATTCGAAATCCTGAATATGTCTCACCTCAACCTTATCAGAACGGTTCCCACGGTATTGGAACTGACACGTGCAAGAGAATTGGACTAGATCCTCTTCAAGAGCTGGTCGTAGACCCGCGTGTAGTAGCTTCTGAAACGGATGATATGATATTTTCCGATTTGTGTAATAGAACAACATTCCTCACCACTTTCATATGGGGTAATAGCGACGGTAGTATGGTCGCTCCTATATGGAAGTCGAAAGTAACGCCTTTCCTTGATACGATAGCGTTAGGGTTACTTGAACAATTCCATCAGCCGACAGCAATGAGTTTTGTAGCTTCTCCGTTTTTGTATTGGAGAGCTGACATTGTTTTTGAGATTGAAATTGTTTGCTCGATGTTTCACCGCGGTAAAATTGCGGTTTACTATGAGCCTAACATTCTTCAGTCTACTCTCATTGACGCTGATGTTGAGTTAGAAAAGAATTTCTTTAAGGTGGTCGATATTCAAGACACCCAGAGATTTTCGATTTGTGTCCGATGGGCCTCGCCGCGTGCTTGGCTCAAAGGGCAACCCCATGGGACTTCTGTGTTCAGTTATGGAGACTATTTTGATGCCTCTCTCTATGGAGAAGGATATGTGAACGGTTACATTGGAATTATACCTTTCACGAATCTCCAGTCGAATGACGGTTCTGACGTAGAAATTAATGTATACACAAGAGCCGAGAACGTCCATTTCAACTTTTTAGCTGAGGAGCATTTCCCCGAAGAACGCGTAGTTCTAACAGAGTCGGGTGCGATGCCTCATGCTCCAGTCCAGTGTGATGAATTGAATTACTCAACTGCGACTGACGATAATATCTCGTTGTTTCATTTTGGCGAAGAGCCTTCAAGCTTTCGAATGTGCTTGAAACGTTACGTAACCACTTATGAAGATACTATCGATCGACATACAACGGACCAGAAGATCTCTGCGGATATGAATATATTCGTGGCGCCGGAACCCCAGTATGGGGGAGGGCCAGCAAGTTATTTGACTTTGCTTGGTTATTTGCGCTACGCTTATATTGGTTTGCGTGGAGGGATGAGAAAACGTCTCCGATTTCTCACCCCGGAAGACAGCACGTCCCAAAGAGTGCTTATTTCGTTAGGAGAACCAGATACATATGCGGCGAACAGTATTGTCGCAAGTGTCGGACAACCTCAGATGAGGCAGAAGGGCACGGTAGCATTCGCGCTCCACACAAATGCAGGAGTTGAAGTGGAAATACCTTTTTTCACTAACAATCTCTTTGTTTTTTCGTGTGCGAACGATTTCTTCCGTGTTAACCCTTCTGGCGAATCTGAATACGAATGGATGTCTCGGTATTACGCTGAGATTGACATTCTAGAGGGTAACGACGATGTGCGTTTCGTTGAAGAATCTGCTACGGCAGAGGATTTTAACTTAATGCGCTTCATCGGAGCTCCCTACTATAGCAGCCCTAGGTTGTTCTAGTAGACCGAGAAGGCGGTATAAAAACAAAAAAGTAGCCCTGCGCTACAACTTCATTATTAATGGTGTGGGGCACAAGCCTCATTAC